TTAGCATTGTCTAAAGATAGTATGATGACAGCGGCTGATAACAAGATGGTAGAGATACAAACTAAGATGAGAGATACTAACTATGAGACTCAAGCAAGATATGCAAGTGCTCAGTCTACCTACAATAACTCTATGAGCCAACAATCATCTACCTTAGACCTAGCATTCGGTGCAGCATCAGCTGGCCTGAGTGGGTACTCTATGGGTTCAAGTATCACAGCGGATAACGCAGTAGCCAAAGCAGCCGGAGGAGTTAAATAATGATAGCAACACCTAATATACAAGTAGCACCTAATAGAAGTACATCAAGAGCCTTTGCTAGTCTAGGTAACTTACTTAATGTAGCTACTAAGGTACAGCAGGCTAAGACAGCAGAAGAAGCGGCATCAGCTCAGAATACTGAGTACGTAGATACAAACAACACCTTAGTTACTATGGCATCTCAACATACTGAGAATGTCCTAGCGGCCGGAACTGACTTAGAGAAACTAGCGGTAGCTAACGAGACTATGACTAGTGGACTAAGTAGTCTACAAGCTAGTATCTCAGAACATACTCAGAACCGTATGGCAGGACTCTTTAGAGGGCTTCAAACAAGAGCTGATGCGTCATATCAAACACAGGCTCATGGTATCAAGAAAGATAACTTTAATGATGGATTACAGAGTGTAGCCTCCACCTTCAGCAAACAAACGCTTGAAGCACAGCAAGGTATCCTAGAAGACCTTAAAGGTGAGGCAACTAACTTAGGTATTGATAAGAAGACATTCGGTAAGGACTTCTCATCGGCTATCTATAACAATCAGATGGCCTCAATGGATACTGAGCAGATGGCTCTCAATGGGGACTACTCCCAACTAAATACCATGAAAGCTACGATTGACCATATGAAGATACTTGACCCTAAAGATACTGAGAGTCATGCAGCAGCGCTTAAGAAGTATAATACCTTAAAGAATTCAGTTGATTCAGCAGTAGTCTCTTCCGTTACCGCAGCAAGGATAGCTGAAAAAGTAGATGTTTTTGCAACTAATGGCGCTCATGCAGTTAAGAATGGAGCTATGAGTCAGGAGGCTTTTAACTTAGAGTCTGCTAGGTTTCTAAAATCAATGACCGGTAAAGTTAGTTTAGGTAAGCGTAAAGCACTCTCTTTATTCGAGGGGGGTATCCCTATCTTGAACGAACAGAGTGCAGAGGTAGCCACCCATGCTAAGAAGATGTTTAATGATAGTGTTAAAGCTAAACTATTAGCTGAAGGGGGTAAGGATGTTAATTGGCTACAGGAAGCGAAAACTAAGAACCCTACAGAGTATGCTAAGATAGCTAACTCCTTCGTAGTGAACAAAGCTAATGCTTTAGAGAGTATGATGACTAAAGGGGCAACCCCTGAAGATATGATGCCGGTACTACAGGATATGTACGCAGCTGAGAACCTTACCTTCAACACTACTGACGTTAAGACCTTATTATCAATGGATGTAATGGCTCACTATATTACAAGTGGCGCTATAGATAATGGTGCTAAGGCTATGACAGCCCTTAGAGCTGCTGGTGAGACTACTATGATGAATGGTAATGATGACTATATGATTAAACTAAGTAAAGACCTACCACAAGGTGAGTCAGCGAGAGCACAACGTATGTACTCAGCATTAGCCCAGTCAGGTGAGATGGATAAGGGAGCGGCGTATGAGATTGTTACTAACCGCTTTAAGTCTATTGATATTGAGGGAGTAGAGGTATCTAATAACGTAGTGAACTTCTTAACTTCTGTTGGTGCTCCAGGTACTACTGAAGGACAGGTAAGTGCTTTGAAAGAGGTACTGACTGATATGTCTACCTTGACTCCAGATAAGGCAGATGCCTTTGCAACTCTCTTTGAGGGAAACAACCCCAACGTCCGTATCAATGGTAATACTTTAATTGCCGAGAATGGTGATGGTGCTTATGAGTTACTTAATCTAGATAATGAAACACTAGGGAGACTTAAGAAGGGACTAACTGATACCTATACAACTAATAACTTACCTGATAATGTAGATGCCCTTATGTCTGATGGAGCTGACGTAGTAGCTAGTACACTGAATGATGTTATATTTACTGGCCAGAATAATAAGATGGTAGATGCACTTCAAGGGGCTGGGGCTTTACCTGTGTTAGTTGTAGGGGGCATTAGTAGAAGTATGCAGGATAGAGCAGGCATACTACTTGAGTCATTAGATACCTTCTACGGTAAGGTGGATACCTTTATAGGAGATGTTAGAAGCGGGAAGAGAACAGCGACCCAGGCCTTCAATGATTTCAGACAATCTAATAAGGATGTAGTTAAAGCTTATGCAACCGCTGCTAAAGCAAAGAACTCAGAAGCATACAAACAGTATGAGAAGGAGACCTCTGAAGCTGGTGCAGTCTTTGCAGATAGCTGGGAGAACCTTAGCACACATACCAGTAACGCTATTAAGGCTATTGGGGGTGCCATTATATCACCTGCTTATGGCTCCGATAAACCTGGTACTCAGACTATTAATCCTACCTCATCCCGCGACAGAGTTAAGGCACTACAAGGGACTGTAAATAAGACACAGGACGGTAGTATAGGCATGAAGTCAGGCAAGGCATTAGAAGCTAAGCTAGGAAAGGTAGAGTATAAGAAGCAGTTAATGGAAGCCTACAAAGGTAGAGTATTTGCATCAGGTAAGTACCAGACTATACCAGGTACAATTGATATGGCTATAAACGCTGGTATTATTGATACGAACAGTGTATATGACGAAGCAGCCCAAGAGAAAGTAGCTGACTGGATTATAGAGACTAAACAGAAGCCTATCGGTTCTTTTATAAATGGTAATGGTTCTATTGATAGTGCTGTAAATGCATTAGCTGCTGAGTTCGCTTCTTTCCCTACTACATCAGGAAATACAAATAAGAAAGATGGTAACAAAGTATCTTCAACAACTACAGTTTCTAAGGTAAAGGAAATCTTAACCAAATCTAAGAAAGCTGGTAACTATGATGCTATTAAAGCGTACATCGCATCTAAAGAGTCTGCTGCTGATGGATACAATGCCTACAATGGTGGTACGGTATACCTGGATGGTAAGATGACTATTATGCCAGCACAAGATAAGTTAGATATCACTACAATGACAGTAGGTGAGATATTAGATACTTATCGTAATTAGAAATAACATAAAGGAAGTATATGCCAATTAATGAATTAGGTGAGTTTGAACAGAGCTCCTATCAACAGAGCCTTGACAGAGGCTTCTCACAAGCAGCTCCAGAGAAGGAGCAGTTTAAACAAAGCGATTCAAGTGCATTGTTTACAGCTTTTAACTCTGTCGGTGCTTTGATGAAGAGGCACGAATATAACCAAGCAGAAGTAGACTTATCTCGCTATGAAGGGAAGGACTTCAATATAGATAACCTACGTACAACCCTTACGGAGCAAGGACATACTCCATCTGTTATTGAGAATACATTAGCTAGTCCAGTTACCTCTTGGTTAGAAGCTGAGAGAAGGGCTAGATACCTTGATAACTTAGAGTCAAGTAACCGTCAGATAAACCAGAACTACTCTACATTTGGTATGCTCGCTGCGGGTATCCCTATGGCGTTAGTTGATATAGACTCCTTACTTATCAGCCCTATGTTAGCGGGGGTTAGTAAAGTAAACAAAGTAATGAACCTGTCATCTAAGGCAGCTAAAGTGACTAGTAATGTAGTTGCTGGTGGTGGGGTTGGTGCTGCTTCTATGCTTACCTATGAAGCATCTACTGGTGTGTACGATGACGGCTCCCTTATTGAGAGTACCCTTGTTGGTGCTGCCTTTGGTGGTACCCTAGGGATGTTCATAGAGAAGGGGCAAGGTCAGAACCTCATCCGTGACTTAGATGATAACGGTAATGTAGTCTCTAAAGAAGATAAGATTATTGAAAGGATGGCTGAAACTAATCTCCAGAAGAAGGAGGTTGATAGTATAGAGGCTGAACTCAGTGCCTTACAGAAGAAAGAGAAGGCGGCGACAGGTGATGTTAAGGCTTCTACTGCTAATGATAAGGGAAGAGCTGCTACTGATATACGCATCCAGAAGGAGAAAGCTCTTGTACAACGTAAGCAAACACAGAAGGACTTTACTACTGCTGTTGCTACTGTAGCTAATCTAGATAAGAAAGCTATCCCTGAGGTTGCACGTACTATCAAAGCTGTCACTAAGGAACTTAAGGTAGCTCAGGCTAAGTATGCTCCTGTTAAGAAAGCTGAGGTGTTCCAAGCCAAGGTTACTAAAGCCATCGCTAAGGCCGAGCGTGCTATCGCTGGACTAAAGACTAAGCTACAAGCTACGGATAAGCCTAGAGGCACTACTAAGCAAATCAATGAGGATATCAAAGCACAGAGAGCATCTATCAAGGTACTTAAGCAAGAGATGAAGGAATCACAAGCCTCCATCAAAGCTTTAGCTGTACCTAAGGATACTCTAAGTACTATTGGTAAACTAGAGGGGCAGAATAAGTCATTAGCTAAGCAGATGGAAGACCTCCAGAAGAAGTCAACGACTGCTAAGGTTACGAAGGCTATGGCTGAAAAGGAACTGTCAGGTGCTCGTACTAAGTACAATGGCCTTAACCCTAAGGCTCCTAAACCAGGTGAGATAACTAAGAGCTTTGAGACAGCTTCCCTTGAAGAGAAGTTAGCTAGCTACGGTGCTTCATTATCCCCACAAGGCATTCGAAACCTTATGGAGAAGAAAGGTGCTTTAGAAAGCGACATAGCTAAGATGGCAGAGGGTGACTTCAACATCAGTTCTATCAGAGCCCTTCAGAAGCAGAAGCGTAACTTCATTCAGAAGCTATCAGAGGAGCTTGACGAGGTTGGGCGTACAAAGAGCTATGAAGAGTCAGCTCCATACAAATCATTGCCTGAGTGGGCACAGAAGCTCCTTATATCGCCTATAGCTAACCTCCTCCACAGTACCAATAGAACGGTAGCTGGATTTGCTTCTAAGTTACATACTAGCACCGTACACCAAGGCAAGGCTCAAACCTATACCGCTGCGAATGTTAAGTATATGATGGATGATAAGCTTAACCGTATGCATAAGTCTATTTCTTACTCTTGGAGACAAGCTGTTAAGGAAGGGTATGGTGGTGATTTGAATAAGTTCACTACTGAGATGATGGGTAGTGCCTATAAGACAATGGGTGATATTAAACGTCAATACTTTACAGGTATCCCAGCAGATATCATTGGTATGGAGAGAAGGAAACTAGCTGATGCTAGAGAAGGCTCTATTGTACGTAACCACTTCCACGAGAATAAGTGGATTGTGCAAGGTATTGATGATATGTTAGATTATTATGAAGGTATCCATAAGAAAGGCAAGGGTCTTGGTATGGAAGCATTTGTAGGGTCATTAGGTAAAGGGTACATAAACAGAGCCTACTCTCTTGCAAAGATTACAGCGATGGGAGAAGTTAAGGCTATCGAGTATCTAACTGAGGCTCAGATAAACTTTGCACGTGCTACTAACTCTACCTTAAATGATGAGGTTATTGCTGGGTTTGCTGCTAGTGCTAAGACTGCCATACGTGGTACTCTTGATAGAGAAGCTAAGTATAAGCAGCTGACTGAAGACTTTGGTGCACCTGTACAATCAACCACCTCCTCACTTAAACAACGAGGTATTGATGTCTTTGATGATGAGATAGCAGACTTACTAGAAGACAACCTAGCTGGCATTACCGCTACTTACGGCTTGAAGGCTCATGGTCGGATTGCTCTTAAGGAGATGTTAGGTGTTGATAGAGATTCTCAGATAAAGGGATTGATTGACCAGCTTGACCCAAGCACTAAGGATAGGGATAACCTTAACGTAGTCATTGAGACTATCTTAGGGACTAGGGAGATGTCCAAGACCCCTTATGACCCTTTCACTAGAGCTATTAAGGGGCTAGGGTCGCTGACAAGTGCTATGCATACTCTAGGGTTTGTAGTACCTACCGTTACTGAGATATCCTCACTTGCTAAAGAGTTTGGATGGGGTAAGACTATGAATTCTTTAGTAGGTACCCCTAAGCAGATAGCTGAACTATACCGGAATGGTACACCAAGCGAAAGGAACACTATTGAGCTTATGGTATCCTATGGTGACATACACTTTAACAAGAGTACTAGCCGTATTGATGTTATGGGTAATATGGATTCAGTAGGTAAACTACAAGAGTTCTTAGATGATGTTGTACAGAAGGAAGCTATCTATGGTGGCCTCTTACCTGTAACCGATATGCTTAAGATGTCAGCTGCTTCATTGTCCGTAGACTTTATAGCTGGGTTATCTATACAAGCTAAGGTTAGTAAGACAGATAGGATGAGACTCCAGGATATGGGGTTTGACCTAGAAGACTTACCAGCTATTAGAAAGACCTTACAGGTACACCCTGATGGTCGTATAGGTAATATGGATAGAAAGACTTGGGGCAAGATGGATGAGAGGATAACCCTTGGGGTAATGGAGATGGTCAATAGAACTATACTCCATCCTGATGGGGCTACTCTACCTAAGTTTATGACTAACATGGACGGAGGGCAATTCGTACCTCGTATTATGATGAAGTTCATGAGATTCCCTTTCGAGTCTTATGAGAGACTATTAATACGTGGTATCCAAGAAGCTGATGCTAAGCAGATGATGGCAGTAGTAGGTAACGTTGCTATGTGGACAGCTATCCTATCTATGAAGGACGCTATCAAAGACGAAGATAAGCAGAAGTACAAGGGAGAGGAAGGTCTTAATGCATTAGCTAAGGACTCCTTCCTCTACAACTCCTTTACGTCACTACCTGTCGCTATGGCTGATACTGTTCATGGTATAGCCTTTGGTGAAAACCTTACTAACGACTACAAACATAACATTGGTGGAGCAGTAACTAGTACGCTGAACAGAACTCAACAAGGCAAGGTTCGTGTCTCTGTTCCCTTTGGAGCAGTTGAAGCGGATATTGCTGGAGGGGTTAATAGCGCACTAGAGACACTCAATATCTTTGAAGAGTTTAATAAGGAATAACTATGGTAATTAAACCAAAAGCTTCACTCGATCAACTCAACAACCTCCACGGTATGGTAGCTCAAGAACTAGCAGCTAATATCGGAGACCCTAAGATGTTAGCCCATGCTATCAAGTTCCTAAAGGATAATGATATCACAGCGGACATCGTAGAGTCGGAGTCAATGATGAGCTTAACTGATTCAATTAAACGTATTGCCCAGGAATCTAAGGATACCTCTGGGTTTAGTGTAGAGCAAATGCTCTTACAGGCTCATTAGAGTACCATAGAGAGGTCTTTACCAGTCCACCTACCCAACTATATACCTGAGAGGGTGTTAAGGGCGTGGTGGGCTACCTAAAGAGTTCTTATTAAAGGAGAGATATGACAGAACATGAAACTAAGCAAATAATCCAGGACTTTAAGGTTTTCTTAAAGCATACCTGGCAGCACTTACGACTACCCAATCCAACTCGTATGCAGTATATGATTGCTGATTATCTACAGGAAGGACATACCCGTTCACAGTTAGAAGCGTTACGTGGTATAGGCAAGACTTGGATAACAGGGGCTTATGTAGCCTGGCGATTATTACGTGACCCTAACGAGAAGATACTCATTGTATCCCAGTCAGGTGCTCACTCAGATAACATCTCCATCTTCATCCGCAGCTTGATTGATACAATGGAAATACTAGCTCATCTACAGCCTCGACCTGACCAACGTGGTTCAGTTGTTGCCTTTGATGTTAATGGTTGTGGTATATCCGTACAGCCTTCAGTTAAGGCATTAGGTATTACCTCACAGCTACAGGGTAACCGTGCAAGCTTACTGATATCAGATGATGTCGAAGGGGCGCAGAATAGTGCTACCGAGAAGCGTAGACAAGACTTACTTAAACAGATAGCTGAGTACGAGGCTATCCTACAGACAACTGACGGAGCACAAATCCTTGTACTAGGTACTCCTCAGACCTCTGAGTCTATTTATAACAGACTGAGAGATAAAGGCTATGTTACCCGTGTGTATCCAGCACGTTACCCAGAGGATATTAATAGCTATGCAGGGTGTCTTGCAGAATATATTACAGAAGACCTAGCTAACAACCCCTCACTAGTTAATACCCCAATAGATAGTAGATTTACTGAAGAAGACCTCTATCGAAGAGAATTAAGTTATGGACGTAGTGGTTTTAAGCTACAGTTTATGCTCGATACTACGTTGAGTGATGCTGAGAAGTATCCTCTAAAGACTCGAGATTTGCTCGTCACGGACTTATCTCCTTCACAAGCCCCTACTAGACTACTTTGGAGTTCTATGGGCACACAGACCATCTCAGAGATTCCTAACGTAGGGTTTACAGGTGATACAATGCAACGCCCTTCGCTCCAGGAGGAGTTTAGTAAGTATGAAGGCTCTGTACTCGCTATTGACCCTAGTGGTCGTGGTAAGGATGAGATGGGGTGGGCAGTAGTCAACCACCTCCACGGTACTGTATTTATCCCAGGGTTTGGTGGCCTCCAAGGAGGATACGAAGAAGCAAACCTTATCCAACTAGCTGAGATAGCTAAGGAGTATGCTGTTAATAAGATAGTTATTGAGAGTAACTTTGG